GGATATTTGTCTTTTAATGCAGACACTGAGATTCTATTTTCTTCAGAATCGTCTATAAAGTAAATTGTTTGGTATCCTTTTTTAATATGATCTTCTATCCAGTTAGCTTTATCTATACCTCTTACTTTACCATCTACTTGCATTCCTAAAGGTACAACATAAGCGGATAATCCTAATTCGTCTTTTAAATATTTTGTTACTGGGTGGCCTATAGATCTAGCTGTTAATATAGTGGTTTTTATATTTGGGTTGCTTAATGATGATTTTAATTTATTTACAACTTTACTATTTACTATGGCATTTCCTATTTGTTTTTCAAATTCTTTAAAATCATATTTTATTTCTAAATTACCTAATCTTGCTTCTAATTCTTTACTTTCTTCAGGAAATTTAAATGAAGGGATGTCTATTACTTTTTCGTAATCCCCATTAGGACTTGTTATAGTAGTTCTTATATTAGCTTTTACATGAGTTATAGTATCATCAAAATCATAAACATGTAGTGTTTTTCCTTGTTTTTCTTCATACATTCCTCCAAAACCCATTCCTCCACCAGAATACATTCCTCCTCTTCTATATTTATATCCAGGTTCTATATTATCTTCTTTTGAATACCCTGCTTTATATTCACTACTTTTAGCAAAATCATTATGATGATCATTTGGGTCATAAAAATCTTCTTTTAAACCTGTTACTATCCCCCAAGCTTCTTCTTTATCTATATGATCTGGTAAAAATTTTTGAAATAATTCTTTATTATTATTTTTAATAAAACCCCTCATTTCAGTACCTGAAACACCACCTGCTTGAGGAGGTACTAAGATTGTTTTAAATTTAATATTTCTAGGTTCTGCGAATTTACCTATATTAGCAAAACGTTGATCAGTTTCATCTTTTGAACCTAAACCTAAATAAACAGTAGATCCCTCAGGAGCTTCCTGTTCTATATAGTCATAAACGTCTCTTACAGGTGAATTTGAAGTTGAGGCTTTTACGATAATATTATTATCATCTTGAGTATATAAGTTCCACAAGGCAAGAGACATTTTTCTTGTAATACCATCTCTTTCTTTAGAACCTACTCTAACTAATATAGTATCTGCATCAGTATTTGCAACTAACCATTTAGCCATATTATAATGACCAGCATGAGGTGGTTTAAATCCTCCAGGTAAAAGTGCTATTTTTTCCATTAATTAATGTAGTTTATCATAAATATAAAACTTTATGATAAGGCCATTCTTCTTTTCATTAAAGAAGAAGTTGTAAGTTCTGTTGCTTTATGTAATAATTTTGTAAAATTTTCAAAACCTAATTCTGATGGGTCTTTATCATTCATTTCAATAATAAAAATTTCTTTTCCATAACCCATTAGTGTTTCAGCGTGGTTAAGAGTATCTTTAAGTGCATCTTTATCTAAAGCTAAATATATTTTTCTACAATTAGAAGTTATAATTTTTTTCATTAATGATGAAGATATTTTTTTACCAAATAAAGGAATTGCATTACGTTTTATAGCTATTGCATCGAATGCTCCTTCGCATAAAATCACGGGAAGATCCCAATTTATATGCATTTCAAACCCAATTATGTCCTTTGTGGTGGGAGCTAATTTATGTTTAATATACGCATTTTTATCAAATGATCTACCAACATAATAATTAAGTATACCTTTTGCATCATATGACGGTATAATTACCATATTTTTATACTCTCCCATTTCATTATAACTAATGTCATATTTAACTATATCTTGTTGTGTTACACCTCTTTGATCTAAATAATGTAAAGCATGTCTTGATAAGACTGCAGAAGAAGATATTATAGATTGTGTGCCTTCAGGGAGTTGTATTGATAAATTTATTTCTTTTTGTCTTTGAGGCTGTTTAAAGTTATATTGATTGTCTATTTCTTTTAAAGTTGAATAAATAGATGTAGAAGCTTTAGCTTTTTTAAGTAATTGATAAGCTCTATGCCCTTTATAACCACAAACCCAACATTGAAATTTTTGTGATTGTAAATTAAATGTAAGTTTTTTCTTATGATGATTACAACTAGGGCAATAAAACACAGCTTCATCTCCTCCTCTAGCTGATTTACTTCTACCTAATACAGATTCTAATAGTTGTTTTAAAAGATCTTCTTTCATACTATTATTGTATGAAAAATAAGCACCTAAGCAAAATCTTTATCGAAAAATTTACCGAGAATATTGTCATTAAGGTAAGACCTACTTTCAAGCACACCAAGCGTGAACTGGTACTTACATTCAAGATAAGTCAATTCTTTTTTGTGGTAAGCAATTTTTAAAATTTCTCTTGTTAAATCTTCTTCATTTGCGTCTTTAATAAAACTATGTGAACCATAGTAATTTTTCCAATCACTTTCTTTAAGTACTCTTTTGTACATAGGAGGACGACCTTTACCTTCCCAAAGTAGTTTTTCTTTTTTACCTAATTTTTTCTTTAAATTGTAAATTAAGGATTTTTTACCAATGTATTTTTTGCCCGTTGGTAGATGAGTTGTTTGATAAACAAAGCCGAAAGCATTTTTTGGCAAATCAGAAATCTCATTGATTTCTTTATTTTTATATAACCATTTCATATTTAATTTTAACCTGTGAATATATGCAATGCTGTAGATTGTAGTGCATTTTCACTTGATATTTTGGAACCTGAAGCAAATATTGAGCCTGTCCCAATTAAGGCTGCTTGGTCAACAGTATTTGGTAAGTCGTTAAACTTAATAGCTAGTACCGATTCGGCCACATCAAATGAACCACTCCAACTAAATGAAGCTGAAGTACTCATAAATGAACTACTACCTAAAGTAGTTATATTTTCACTTGTTAATATATCATTACTTGAGCTTATAACTCCTGATTGAGTTATATCTGAGAATATTCTTAATTTTGGGGGTGCAAAAGCATGTGTACTTTCATGTCCTATTAAAACACCTCCTGGACCTCCACTCATTGTTACTGCACCTGTGATTTTATGTAATCCTGTGCCTACACTTCCTGATATATTAATATCATTACCTTCAATTGTAACATCTGCATCAGGACCATTACCACTATTTTGACCTATAAATAAACCAGCACCTGTTGAGAATATTACTCTAGTACCTGCTACAGCTATACCAGCAGCAGAAGATGATAATTGTGTTGCAGATACTTTTGCAGCAGTAACTAAATCTGATGCAGTTATATCATCTCCAAATATATTTCCACTTGCACTTATATTACCTGATGCTGTTATGTCACCTGTTATATTAGTGTTATCAACAAAAGTTATACCACTAGTATCACCTCCTGTTGAAGAAAAATTATCTGCAAATACTGTTCCACTTGCACTTATATTTCCACTAGCTGTTATATCAACAACATATGATATATTTCCTATACCATCTGTTTCTATGTCAGTCATAGGGTTACATGGTAAATGGGCTTCTGCATCTTCTCCTATTTCAAAAGTCATCCCATCAGATATCTCTATATCATTTCCCTTAGTTGGATAAAGTATAGAAATATGGTTATCATTTACTACTGTAGTTTTAGAAATTACTGTGGAATTAGCTAATGCGTTTGCATTTACAACAGGAGCGCTTACTCCTTGACTTGATGAAAGATATTGTAATGTTGCTACAGAACCACTAGCTGTTTGAGTTGTAGATTCTTGTAAATTTATATTACTTTCTATAAGAGAGGCAAACTGTGCTTGGGTTGGTTGTTTGCCTTTCTCAAAAAAAGATTTTATTACAGTTTTATTAAATTGAGTCATTTATCTGTTTTATTGTTGTTTATTTACAAAAACCAATATTACCCCGTAAATATGTAAAGTGGTTTAGATTGTAGTGCATTTGCACTATTTTCTCTATTTCCTGAAACATATAAACTACCTGTTCCAATTAACGCTGCTTGGTCAATTGTTGTTGGTAAGTCTTCAAACTTAATTGCCATTACAGATTCGGCTACATCAAATGAACCACTCCATCCAAATGAAGCTGACATCATTAATAAAGCATCTCCACTACTTGAAACAAATGCATGTTCTGTTCCTCCTACTGATTCTCCATAAGCTACTAATTTAGCACTTCCTGATACTACAACATTACAACTTGCAGTTACAAGTCCATTAAGAGTAATTGTATCATCACAAGCGGCTCCTAATGTTGTGTTACTAGTAACATCTAAAGTACTAGATGATACATTTCCTGTAAATATAGCGTCTCCACTACTTGAAATTGCAAATGTTGGGGTATTAGGATCAAGTACAAATGCCATTATAGAAGCATTATGATCCGCTGAACCTGTCAATACTATATCACAGCTTGATGATATTGTTCCTCCTACTGTTATTTGGTCTGAACAAGCATTACCTAATGTTACATTATTAGTGATATTTAAAGTACTACCCGATATTTCTCCTGCAAATATAGCATTTCCACTAGCTGAAATTTCATATACTACAGCATTATCTGTACCATGACCTATTATAGAAGAGTTTGAACCTGTTAAGACTATATCACAACTTGCTGTTATTGTATTTCCTATAGTAACGTGTTCATCACATCTTGTTCCTAATGTTATATTTCCATCTACATATAATGCGGACCAGTTATCATCATCTCCTAAAGATGCTGATGGTGCATTTCCTGAAACGTGTAATGTATGTGCTGGTGATTCTGTTCCTATACCTACATGTCCTGATGAGCTTACTATTAATCCTATTGTTGGTTGACCTGGATCAAAAACAGATCCAAGGAGATAATTTGATACTTCAAATTGTGTAGCATATTGATCTTGTATTACTGAGGATTCTTTACCTGCTAGGAAGAATTCAGCATTATCAAATACAACAAAGGTTCCTGAGTTTCCTACTGATGCAGAAGCTAAGAATGGTACTTCTTGTAAGAAACTTCCACTGCCTAATAATTTTCCAGCTACAAAAGATCCTGTGATTTTTATACCTGATCCAGAAACTACCAATGTGTCTAAAGTTGTTTTACCAGTTACTGATAACTCTCCACTTGCACTTATGTTTCCTGAGGCTGTAAGATCTCCAGTTAATTTTAAATTATCTGTAAAATCTATTCCGGCAGCATCTCCACCTGTTGATGTTATATTGTTAGCGAATATTGTTCCGCTTGCGCTTATATTTCCACTACACGTAATATCTGTAGATACTAGTAAAGATCCGGAGATACCTATCTTGTCAGAACTTCCTCCTAAGGGAGTTATATTTTTTACTTTTAAATTACTCATCGGTTATACGTTATTTAAGAATTCTTTAGTTTTGTCCATTATAAATATAAATTTTTTCCAAGAAAACATATTTATTTCATAGTTTTCTTTATGTGTCCCACCTTAAAACAAAGGTAGTATCAGTTTCGTCACTCATACGTATAGGTTGTCCTAGTTTTCCAATAACTAATAATTCATTTTGTTCATTATATAGTCCTATTTGTGTGACGTAAGGTTTAAAAAGAGAACTAGTAGCAAAATCAGCCATATCTTGACCTTCACGTGTTTGAATTTTTCTAGCTGTTAAATTAAGGGTATCATTATATTCACTAACAGAATCAGAAATAGAATTTGAATTATCTACAAGTTGATTAATAGCAGCAGTATTTTGTGTTGATGATAAATTAATATTCAAATCATCATAAAAACTTTCATTAATATCGTCTGAGTTA